ATACATATATGAAATCAAGTTCACAGAAAACATTGAAAACTTCTTCCAGTTAGGTAAACTATACACATTCGAAATGAGATGTGATAGATTAGAATACTCTAGCGAAAGACTTGATACTGGCGTTAGTGAAATTGACGATATTGAAACTCAGTACAGTATGTCAACTGTTAATAATGAAAAGATGCTCGAAGAAGAAGGATTCTTCCTATTGCTTGAAGACGGCACACTCATTATCAACGAAGCTGATGTTGTTGTTGCTGCCGAAGTTGCCGCAGATAACGAATACATCGGAAAAGAAATTATCGATGATGATATTCTAGATTTCTCTGAACAAAACCCATTCTCATTGACAAGGACTTTCTAATATGATGTTCGGACACGACTTTTATCACGGAACGTTAAGACGCTACGTGGTTATGTTTGGTAATCTATTCAACGAAATTCAAATCGAAAGATTTAATAGCGCAGGCACAAAGATTCAAACTCTTAATGTGCCTATTGAATACGGACCAAAACAAAAATTTATTCAGAGAGTTCTTTCTGATCCAACGCTGAATCGTGAGGTTTCTGCTACATTGCCACGCCTTGGATTTGAATTCACTAGCATGACATATGCACCACAAAGAAAACTTAATACAGCACATAAGATATCACGTGGCATGAACACTGGTGGATTAGATTTTGATTATATGTACTCTCCAGTACCATATGATTTTAATTTTTCATTGCACGTTTTAGTTAAAAATACTGAAGATGGCACACAAATTGTAGAACAAATTGTACCATTCTTCACACCCGATTTCACAGTAACTATGAAAATGGTTCCTGAGATAAACTTAAACATGGACGTACCGATTGAGTTGTTGTCTGTTACTTCAGACGATTCTTATGAGGGAGATTTCGAATCACGTAGAGTTCAAACATGGCAATTAGATTTTGTCATCAAAGGATATCTATTTGGTCCTGTTAAGAAATTCAAATACATTGCTAGAGCAGATATCAATACGATTGAAAGTCCAATCGAAAAAGCTATCATTACGACTCAAACGTATACAGGCAATTCTGAATTTGAGGTAACTGAAACTATAACTAGCAATGGACACATTATAACATGAAGAAGACTGTTGATGATAAATTAAATGATATTTTAGACGTTCAAGCGACTGTGATTCCTACAGTCAATCATGCTATTGCAGTAACGCAACCAGCAGAGCCTGAAGTGCGACAAAATGTAGAAGACGATTATGAGTACGCTAGAGACAATTTAAAAGGGCTTATCGAAAATGGTAAGACTGCTATGGAGAACATCATATTTCTAGCAAAAGAAGGTGAATCTCCAAGAGCATATGAAGTTGTTGGACAATTAATAAAGACGTTGGCAGAAACAAACAAAGATTTGTTAGCACTCGCAAAGGCAAAGAAAGACATTCAGAAAGAAAAAGAAGACACGCAAAGTCCAACACATGTGACTAATGCGTTATTTGTCGGAAGCACAGCAGAGTTGCAAAAACTAATCAGCAAAAAATGAGTGTAAAATCATATCTAGGCAATGCAAACCTAAAGGCAGCCAATGTACCTCTTAACTTTACTAAAGAGCAAGTTGAAGAGTACTTAAAATGTGCTGAAGATCCAGTTTATTTCATTGAGTCATATTGTAAAATTGTCACATTGGATCACGGGCTTCAGCCTTTCAAGTTGTACGACTGTCAAAAAAATAAAGTTAAAATTATCCACGAGAATCGTAAAGTTATTCTCATGGAAGGGCGTCAACAGGGTAAAACTACAACCTCAGCCGCATATATTCTATGGTACACATTGTTCCAAGAGAGCAAAACAGTAGCAATTCTAGCAAACAAAGCACCTGCGGCACGTGAAGTTTTGTATAGATATCAAGTCATGTTTGAAAATCTTCCATCATGGCTTCAACAAGGCGTGACAACATGGAACAAAGGTGACATTGCACTAGAAAATGGATCAATTGTGTTCACAGCCGCAACAAGCGCATCAGGTATTCGTGGTAAGTCTGTTAACTTGTTGTACGTTGACGAAACAGCTATCATCCCAAACAATATTGCAGATCAATTTTTTGCTTCTGTCTATCCAACTATCTCTGCTGGTGAAACAACAAAGATTTTATTGTCTTCTACACCACTCGGATACAATCATTTCTGGAAATTCTGGAATGATGCCGAGAATGGGCGCAATGGATTCGTTCCTTTGTTCATTCCATACTGGGAAATTCCTGGACGTGACGAAGCATGGGCTGAAACACAGCGCAAATTGCTTGGCGAATTGAAATACAATCAAGAGATTTTGTGCAATTTCTTGGGTTCTAGTTTGACTTTGATTGCTTCAGATGCTATCGCACAATTATCACCAAGCCCAACTATCTACAAAAAAGATGGACTAGATATTTTCGAGAAAGCAGAAAAAGATCACACATACGTTATTGTTGCAGATACTGCAAAGGGCGTTGGTGAAGACTATTCTGCTTTTACAATCGTTGACGTTACGTCAATGCCTTACAAACAAGTGGGTAAATATCGTGACAATATGATTAGTCCACTTTTATATCCTTCTATCATCTACAAAGTAGGAAAAGAATACAATGAAGCGTATGTGCTTGTTGAAGTAAACACTTCTGAACAAGTTGCAGACATTTTGTATGGCGAATATGAGTATGAGAACATCATATTTGTCAATAGAACCACGCAAGGACAGGTGGTTTCTGGAGGCTTTGGTGGAGGTAAGTCTCAGCTTGGTGTTGTCACAGACAAAAAAGTCAAGCGAATTGGTTGTTCTAACTTCAAGTCTATGGTTGAAGAGAAAAAGCTACTGATTCGTGATGCAGACACTATCTCTGAGATATCAACGTTCATTCAAAGAAGAAATAGTTATGGTGCCGATGAGGGTTATCACGATGACTTAGTAATGCCTTTAGTATTGTTCTCTTGGCTCACTACAAATCCATATTTCAAAGAGTTAACAAACGTTAATATCAGAAAAGAATTGTATGAAGCTAGAATTAAAATGATTGAAGATGAGGTGACTCCATTTGGTTTCATAAATAATGGCGAAGAAGACGAAAAATTCGTTGATTCGTCCGGACAGGTTTGGTACAATGAAAGTCATAAAACAGATTTTTTATAAATAAATTAAAGCAAACCTAACAAAAAACACATCATTATAACAAGGAGAATTCAATGGCTATAAGTCTAATTTCACCAGGAGTTAAGATCACCGAACAAGATTTGGTATCTTCTTCTCAAGCAGTTTCTACAACAGCAGGTGCCATTGCTGGTCAGTTCCGTTGGGGACCAATCAACGATCCAACGCTAATTACATCAGAAACAGAATTGGCAATTCAATTCGGTAAACCAAATTCAACGAACGTTGTTGACTTTCTTTCTGCCGCAAACTATTTGGGCTACTCAAGCCCATTGTTTGTTGTTCGTGCCGCTAACACAGCATTGAACGCTACAGCAGAAGCAACAACAGGTTCTGGAACATCTGGTACTGGTCTATTAATTGCAAACGATGATGCATATTTAAATGCCGCATCTTTTGACAATGGACCATGGGCGGCTCGTTACGCTGGCGCTTTGGGTAACTCACTAAAAGTTTCTATCTGCCCATCTAGTGCCGCATGGCAGTCTACACCAGCAGGTGGTGTAGCAGTTACTGCTGGTTCTACTTCAGTTACTGGTACAAATACAACATTCCAAACAGAAGTGTCAGTTGGTGACGTATTAGTTATCGGTGGTCGTTCTATCAAAGTTGCATCTATTGCAAGTAACACAGCATTAACACTTGCTGAAGCACACTTGACTGGTTCTGCAAACACAGGATTCACACGCCGTTGGGAATTTTTCAGCGAGTTTGATTCTGCACCAGGAACATCTACTGCCGCTGCCGGAGCAGGCGCATCAAATGACGAATTGCACCTTGTTGTCGTTGACCAAGATGGTGACATTACAGGCGTTGCAGGTACAGTTCTTGAGAAATATGGTTACTTGTCTAAAGCATCTAATGCTAAAGGCGAATCTGGTGGTTCAACTTACTACAAGAATACTATCAATGATCGTTCTAACTACATTTGGTGGACAGATCACGATACATTAGGATCAAATTGGGGTAATGAATTCATTACTTCCGGTTCAGCAGTAACTTACACAGCAGTAACACGCCCAAGAAATTATTCTTTAGCTGGTGGTGCTGATGGTAATGCAATTACTGATGGTGATCGTTCTACAGCTTACGGCTTACTAGCTAACAAGCAAGAAGTTCCAGTTTCTATCATTGTTGCTGGTCAATCTACTGCAACTGTAATCAACAGAATTATCGGTGACGTTGCTGAAGTCAGAAAAGACGTTGTTGTAACGATTTCTCCAACACGTGCTTCAGTTGTTAACAATGCAGGATCTGAAACAAGTTCTATTAGCACATGGGCTGATACAGTTACACGTTCTACATACGCAATTGCAGACAGCGGTTGGAAGTACCAG